CATAAGATTCGCCTCCACAACGTAACGGATGGCACGTATCTATATGGCACGTCGGAATGGAATACAGCGCCGACACCCGGAGCGCAAACGATCTCCCGCTTGGCTGGTGTATTTTCCATTGCAACGGCAAAGACATTCCAGCTGGAACATTTCGTATCCGCAACCGATACCACTGATCCTACATTGACGTTTGGTGTCCCGACTAATGCAGCAGGTGCCAGCGAGGTCTTTGGCATCGTTGAGCTACTGAAAGTTGCTCCGGTAGTTCCGGCTGTGTCAAAGACCGTGGTTGTGCCGGTGACTGGATTTTCCAGCACGATTCCCAGTTCGGCATCTGCGCCCCTGATCGTCTATGCGATGAATCCAGCAGGAACGCTGGCAACTGGCACTTTGGTCATGCCGGCGTCTCCAATCGATGCGCAGATCGTCACGATCAGTAGCACGCAAACCATCGCCGCTTTAACGCTCAACGCCAACGCTGGCCAGTCGATTACAACCGCAGTTTCGACGCTTGCAGCAGGGCCTAGCGGAGCAGTTAGTTACATCTACGATCTGGCCAGCACGACTTGGTATCCGTCATGAAAATGGATAATTTGGCCTACAATGTGACATCAAGCAGAAAAGGGGATTGAAATGGCATTCCGCAAGATCGCTTAGTAGTTTTCGTCTATAAATAAATTACAATGCCAAATTTCACTTATAGCGATGTTGATGCAACTTTCGGAATAAATCCATTTTCTGGTGATATCACACCAGACTATGATACTGCTGCCATAAACAACAGTATCAGAAACTTGATTTTTTCCAAAAATTATGAGCGTCCATTTCTAGAATATTTGAACTGTGGCATAGAACAAGAGTTGTTTGAGATGGTGAACTCAGGTTCGGCTAACAATATTCAGACGAAAATTAGCAATGTTCTGACTACTTATGAGCCTAGGATTATTAATGTATCTGTAAATGTTGCCGTTAATTCTGCAGACAACGGCTATGATGTTACCATAATCTATTTGCCAAGAAATTCACTTCAAACACAGACTGTCAACCACTTTTTACAGAGAATCATATAAATGGCAATAACTAGAGATAGGGAACAGCTGATCAACGCAGTTGCAAGTTTGGATTTTTTTGATATTAGATCAAATATTCAGACTTTTCTACAATCACAAACCCAATTTACAGATTATAACTTTGAAGGATCAGACCTGTCTGTCATTCTTAACATTCTAGCTTACTACACATTTTACAAAGGAATCTACCTCAATTCACACATCAGTGAAATGTTCCTTTCGACTGCAGTCCAGCGTGCAGCTGCAGTAGCACGAGCAAAACAAGAAGGTTATGTTCCAAGTTCGGTCAGATCATCTTCAGCTGGATTAACTCTCAATCTAATTTCAACAGCTGCTTCACCACCAAGCGCTATTGATGTTCCACGTGGAACACGATTCACAGTCCAGCAAAATGGACAGAGATATAACTTTAGCACACAACAGGATTATTCCGCTCTTCCATTGTTAGCAAATCCTTCTGTATTTTCAATTCCAATTATTATCACAGAAGGACAATTGATCACACAGAGTGTAGATATTACCACAGATAATATTCTTGAGTCAATCACATTAACCAATCAGAACATTGATACTTCAACAATCAGCGTTATTGTTTATCCTACAGAAAGCTCATTGACTGGTTCGATCTATAATCTTCCACAAGATTTTGTGGCTATTGACAGTTCCAGCAATGTCTTCTTTTTAGAAGAGGTTGAAAATCTTCAATACAACATCTATTTTGGCGATGGAATCTTAGGCCGTGCTCTTGCTTCTGGAAACGTGGTTGACATTTCATATCTTGTCTCTAGTGGAACTGCAGCTAATGGTGCCAGCACCTTTGCACTATCCACACCAATTCCAAATGCTTCATTGAGTAATGTTTCTGGATATCCGGGTATTGTCGTGACTTCGGTCGCTGCTTCTGGTGCACCAATAGAAACAGTGGAATCAATCAAGATCAATGCACCACTTCTATGGCAGAGCCAACAACGTGCTGTTACAACAATCGATGCTGAAGCTATCGTAAAGGATAATTTCAACTATATTCAGGCAATTTCAGTATGGGGTGGTCAGGATAACGTGCCGGTTGCTCTAGGCTATCTTTTCATTTGCATCCTACCACAGGGTGCTGAACCTACATTACTCACCTCAGAACAAAAGACCGCAATTGAAACACTACTCAATGGACGATATTCTGTTTTGTGCATCCAACCGGTCGTAGTTGATCCAGATTTTGTGTTTATAGATGTTGATACTACCGTTATCTACAATAGTCTATTGACCAACAATCCCGGCGCAGTTGCATCAGCAGTTCAATCAACCATCTTGGCCTATGGTACTACTCTGCTGAATTTTGGCGACTATTTCAAATATTCCCCACTAGGAACATTGATCGATAAGTCAGACCCTAGCATCACAAATTCATTGACTACAATAAGTCTTGAGAAGAGAGTTACATTCTCTACAACAACAATGAATAGCTACTTGATGAATTATTACAATCCAATCAAGCCTCTCACAATTTCTAGTACATTGTTCACCTATACAACAGGTGAAAGTATATCCGTTGACGCTCCCGGTTCTGGATATTCCATTGGAGATATTGTAACACTTGCTACAGGTTCTCCGGGTGCAGTTTTCTTGGTTGCATCAGTTGGTGGAGGTGGATCGGTTGGTTCTCTTCAGCTACAAGAGACTGGCTATTATTCTGCTGCTACACCTACTGTGCCAGTCGTCATTTCTGGTGGTGCTACAACAACGACAGGTTCTGGAACAGGATTGACAATCAATTATACAACATACAACTATCCTTCAACATTCCTATCAGATGATGGTGCGGGAAATTTGAGATTGCTATACAACAGTGGTAGTAATCAGGTTCCAAATACACCAAGTCTGGGTACTGTCAACTATTCAGCAGGACAGATTTCATTAACAAATTTTGCGGTTGCTGCATTGAGCACACAGCCAATCAGTGTCTATGCAATACCACTCATCAATGATATCTACAGCACAAACAATACAATTTTGATTATTGACAATCAGAGTATTACTGTTACCACCCAAGCTGATATTACAGTAAACGCATAACGATGCCACTACCAATTGCACCTACAGGCGTTACTGCTACAGCCACAGCCAACAAGGTATTGTTGGTCTGGACTGCTGTTTCTGGCGCAACATCCTATAACATTTACAGAGCAACTATTTCTGGACAAGAGGGATCAGTTCCTGTCTATACAGGAATTACTTCAAATAGTTACCTAGATGTTTCTGTTGTAAATCTTACCACCTACTATTACACAATCACTGCACTCAATGGGTCTGGTGAAGGTCCACAATCTACTGAAGTCAGTGGAACACCAGCTTATACGAGCTACAACACTGGAAACAACTTTAAGAGTGTTCTCCCATTTCTCCCAAACCTCATCATTACTCCATTAAAGAGTCCCGAATTTGATCAATTTTCTGAATTGATCACTGCTTATTATCAATGGTTGGAACTGCCCGGAAATGTTCTTGATCAGCTTAACTCATTAGATTCGATAGCAGACTCTTCTATTGGTGGACAAGACCCAGATTGGTATCCATATTTTGCAGCTGAAAATTTGCCATTGTATCCAACTAATGTTCTTGTCAACAAAAGAACACTACTCAACAACATTGTCAATGAATATTTGTCAAAAGGAACTGCAGCATCTCTTCAGTTTCTATTCAAAATTCTCTATAACGTTCCAGTCACAATAACGTATGCAGCACCGGGTGTTACCACATTCAACCTAGTTGAAGATACTCTCATTGTTGCAACATCACCACTATCAGATTCTCCTGTCTCACTCATTCCTTATGCTTCATACAACCTATTGTTGGTTATGGCAACAGGTCAAGGAAATTATTCAGATGGTGAAATCGTGACTCAGTCAAATGGATTTACTGCACGAGTCATCTCATGGAATTCTATAACAAGGGAATTGCTACTCAATGGTATGTTTGAAGGTCAACAAGTATTGGTTAAAACTTTTAATGTAACAAATCCACTGACAGGAACCTCATCTCATGCAACTTGGTTATTTGGTAGCAAATATAGCAAACCAATCATGATTGATTCTGGTGATGGAAATCTCATAGCTCAATTTACATACTTCATAAATTCGTCACTCGACCCATCAGTTTATTCTGCTGTAGTCAAGGCCACTGTGCATCCAGCCGGAACTAACTTCATCGGCATTGTGACATAAATAATAGAGACTTTAACAGAAATATCAATGGAAAATAAAACATTTACTGCATTACAGGTTAACACTGGCTTAGGACAATCAGCACAAGCATCGTTCTATGTTTCTGGAACTGGTCTTGCTACTCATGCGAATGTCTATGGGTCTAATGTTGTCGGATCACCTCTAACTCAACCAATTGCAACAGATGCAAATGGTCAGGTTTCTGTCTGGTCTCCGAATGGTGATGTTGATGTAGAGATGGTTCCTAGTGTCGGTGCAACAAAGTTAATCGAAAACGTAACATTCTATGACGTTGTAGATGATACATCAATCATCAAAACAATTTCCTCAGTAGGTTCTGGGTCTCCTGTTTATGATGCTGCAGCTAGTTCTGGAAGCATGGCAGCATTTAAAAGTGTTGCAGCAGGAGCTAATGTCACAGTCACAGATTCTGGAACCACCTTAACTATCGCTTCTAGCAATCCGGGTGGAACTGTTACTGGCGGTGCTAATGAGGGAGGTGCTCACACTGTTTTAGACACTGGTGCATCAACATCTTCAACATTAATTTTTAAGACAATTGCAGCAGGAGCTAATGTCACAGTCACAGATTCTGGTAGTGTTTTGACGCTGGCAGCGAATACTGGTGGTGGTACATTGAATCCGGCCACAAATGGTTATCAAGTATTTCCTAGTGGTCTTGTGATTCAGTGGGGACAAGCAGCGATGGGATCAGTAAACACAAATGTTCCAGTAGTGTTTCCTGTGGCTTTTAATAATGCGTTCTTACATGGAAATTTCACTGGAGACCATAATGACGGACTTGGTGATAGTCAAAACAGCATCAATTCACCAACTACCACTGGTATGAACCTTGTTCCAACGGTTAGTGGTAATACCACATTATATTGGTTTGCAATAGGACACTAAGGAAATATAGTAATGACCAAGAGATATGCAGTCGTTGACTCAAGTGGATTTGTTACAGCATTTTATTCAGATGACTGTAACAAAAATATTCCTACAGCAGCCATAAATATTACTGAAGCTCAGTGGCAACAGTGGATTTTAAATTCACAGACACTGGCATGGCAGAATGGTGCTCTTATTGCTGCCACAAAACCAGCGATTGTTCTGACAGTAGCAGAATATAAAAGAAAAGCTCAAGCCCTCTTGAATATATCTGACAGGGTGGCATTGAGATGTATCAAGGCTGGAGTAGAATATCCAGTAGTTTGGCATAATTATGATGTGGCTTTGAGAGCGATTATTTCAAATCCAGCACCAGTCACAACGAATGCTTTACCAACTACACCACCATATCCAGCTGGAACATAACAACGAGAATAATAAGTGGAAGCAAAAACCTATACAGTCATTAATCCCGGAAACACTGTAGCATCTGGTAACAGCGTCTACTTCTATGAGTCTGGAACAAGCCAGACAATATTAGCATCTGTGTATGGGAGCAATGTTCAATCAAACCCTTTGACTCAACCTCTATCAACAGATTCTGGTGGTCAGGTTTCTGCTTATCTACCTAATGGTGTCTATGACATCAAGTTAGTACAGACGAGCGGACTTGTTCAGTTGATTCAGGATGTCCTCTATAACGATCCTGAAGATAGTACATTCGAACTTAATGCGGTTGTAAATGAAGGTACTGGTGTTGGTATTTTCGACAAGATTATTGGAAGTTCCATAAATCTGAAAAGTTTGGTTGCTGGTGGGAATGTCCAACTTTCTGATATTGGAAATGGGAACATCGTCATTTCTGCAAATCCTAGCACCGTCAATGGTATTGTTGCTGGACAGAATATTCAGGTCAGCACAAATTCTGGTGTTGTAACAATCTCTTCCCCTAATGGTGGAACTGTTACTGGTGGATCATCAGACGGTTCTGGTGTATCTGTCTATAGTCCAGTTTCCAGCACATCAACAAATCTACATTTCAAGAGTTTGGTTGGTGGAAATAATGTTGCCGTTTCTGATAATGGTGTCGGTGGTATTGTCATCTCGACTGTCATTCCGAGTGGAACTGTTGTTGGTGGCTTCAGTGAAGGATCAGGTGTTGCTGTATTTGATGCACCACATAGCACATCATCACAGTTGGCATTCAGAACACTAGCAGCTGGTGCAAATATCTCTATCACTCAACAGAATGATGGAACACTGACAGTATCGTCTATAGCCGGCACAGGAACTGTTACAGAAGCTGTCAATGAAGGGGCTGGTGTTCCTGTATTCGACTATGAGAATAGTACAGCAACAACATTAGCCTTTAAGAGCATTGCAGCTGGAAGCAATGTTGAGATATCTGATAGTGGCAATGGAACTATATTTGTCAATTCCACAAATACTGGTGGAACTGTTGTTGGTGCTGTATCTGTTGGTTCTGGTGATCCATTATATGATTCAAGCTTGAGTGATGCATCTACTATTGCGATCAAGTCAATAGCAACTTCTGGTATTGTTACTCACACAGATGCAAATGGATTATTAACAATTTCAGGACAGGCAATCCAATCAGGTGTATCAGAAGGAATAGGCGTCTCTGTTCTAGATTCAACAAATAGCACTTCATCTCAGTTGAAGTTTAAGAGCATTGCAGCTGGAGAAAATGTATCTGTAGTTGATAATGGTTCTGGAACTGTCACAATCGCTTCTAGCAATCCGGGTGGAACTGTTGTTGGTGCTGAAACTCGTGGAACTGGTGTTGCTGTCTGGGATTTTTCAGCGACGACAGCACAGGTTCTTGCATTCAAGACATTGCATGGAAGTTCAAATCTTAACATTGTTGATGATGGTGATGGAAATATCACCCTTTCAGCACTAACAGGTGGAAGTGTTCTAGGTGGTGAGAGTGTCGGAACTGGAAATGCAGTCTATGATGCTTCTGCATCTAGTTCTTCAACAATTGCCATTAAGAGTGTTGCTGCTGGATCAAATGTTACAATCGTAGACAATGGAGCAGGAACACTCACATTCAACTCAACAGCCTCTGGTTCATTGACTGGTGCCGAAAATGTAGGAACAGGAACTGGCCTATTCGACTCTTCAGCATCTTCGTCTAGTACATTAGCCTTCAAGAGTATTGCTGCAGGCTCTAATATCACTGTCACAGACAACGGAACAGGAACTGTTACGTTGTCATCAACTGCGTCTGGTGGTGTTACCAGCGCCTCTTCAGAAGGCTCTGGCGTCCCTGTTTTCGATAGTGCGAATTCTACTTCTTCAAATCTAGCTTTCCGTTCAATCAAACAAGGTACGTGGACATCTGTCACAAATGATGGTTCTGGAGATGTAGTTGTTGATGTCCCAGATGTGACTGTTATTACCATGAGTTCAGAAGGAACTGGTATTTCTATTTTGGATGCTGCTAGCACTGCAACCAATATTCTTTTGAAGAGTGTTCTGGGTGGTTCTGGAATAACTGTAACAGATGATGGTATTGGTGATATTGTTGTTTCTAAGACCCCATCTACAGTGAGAGCAGTCACAGCTACAACTGATACAATACTTGCTACAGATGATAAAAATACAGTCACGTACAACTCAACATCGGCTATTGCTACTACATTACCGGACAATGCTACAACTGCAGGACTGGTTGTGGGATTTACTATTGATTATGCGATCATAAACACCGGACAGGTTACATTTTCTATCCAAGGTTCAGATGTCTTGATTTTTTATAGTCCAACATCTGCTACATCTCCTGTTACAGTAGGTAAAGGCGTAGGAGGAAAGGCTAAAATTGTAGCTATTGATGGTAGCAACAATAGAACTTGGGTAGTTACTGGAAACTTTGTTTAATGTCACAACCATCAATTTCCTTCAAAACAATTGGTCCAGTCAAATATCCTTTAAATTATAAGACAGCTGTTCTTAATGACAATCCACTTCTCTATGCACCACTAAACGAAGCTGTTGGTGCTACCACAGCTATCAATCTAGGATCATTAGGTGGAACTCTATCTTATCAAGGTTTCAATATTGCTATCGCTCAAGCACCACTTCGACAAGGCGATAGCACAAGCAAAAGTTATTACTTCAACAGTGCATACTTACAGTATCCAAGCACAACACTAGGAAATTTGGTTGATGATTTTACTGTTGAATGTTGGGCAGTCATTTCAGGTGGTGGTGAAGCAATGCATGGATTGTATTCTAACGATGGAACACAGGGCAACTCTTGGTTATTATATAAGGATTCTAATGGGATAGAGTCTAGTTATAATTTTACAAATGAAGACAACAATAGTGCCGGCGACACCAGTATGAATAGTATCTTTGGCGCATCGGCCAGTACAGTTGTGGTACTTTTAACAGTATATTATAAATTGGGTGGTCCTTCACGCTTTACAATTAATGGTATGGACGTGACTCAAACTGTTGTTTACGGTGGTGGCATGAACGGAAGTCAACTTGGATTTACTTTTGGTTATTCTACACACGCTACTGGGTATGGACCAACACCAAATGATCTTGTTGGTAGTGCATCTGACATCGCAATTTACACCGGCGATCCGGGTTTAGAACGAGCACAAATCAAATATGGAATAGGTATTGGTGGTGGAGATGGATTTAGTCAATATTACTTTGTGACTGATTCAACATATTTAACTTCTTCACAGAATAAAATTATCACAAATAATATGGGAAATTCCACTCAGAATGAGAGTTATACAATTGCAAGGTCTATTAGATCAGGTTCATCCAAACAATATTTTGAGGGTATATATAAAACAAAAGTAGCATCACCATATGTTAATGAATTTGCTTTTGGATTTAGTCAATGTATTCCTGCTTTTCTGGGAGCATCAACAACAAGTCAAAATGTCCCCTTAGGAGGTTCTCCATCGAACTTAAGTCAATATTCGTATACATCTGATGGAAACATTTATGGAAATAATGTGTTATTATCTTCTGGAAATCCAACCCTGAATCAAGGAGATGTTGTTGGTTGGAACATTGACTTTGTTAATGGATTTGCTTGGGTATCGGTGAACGGAACACAAATTGGTGTTGGGGCAAATCCAGTCACTGGGGCAAATCCAAATATTACATTCACACCAGTTTTACCTGCAAATGGTGTAATTAGTACATATTATCCAAGTGTAAGTACATATACACAAGGTACAGAAGTTCAGATAGCATTAATTTCATCTGACTATAAGTATGCACCAGCTTCTGGTTTCTCTGCTTTTCAGACTGTAGCAACGGCATAACCATGACAACTTCACTTTCTTTCAACTTATTGGGAAATATCAATTTAGTTGTACCTCATAATGGGTTCAATCCATTACAGACAAGTTCTAACATGGTATTATCGAATGGAAATAGAACCTTAACTGGATTACCAACTGGTTCTACATGGGCAACTAGCCTTAGCTTAACTGGGCACAATTCAGGAAAATATTACGCTGAGTTGGCATGGGATGATAATAGTTCATTTACAGCATTTGGTGTAGTTCCTGTTGGATATCCACTTAGTGGCAATAATCCGGGCAGTTTGGCAAATAGTTGGGGAATACAAAGCAAATTTAATGCTGGTGGTGATGTAAATTTGTGGCTCAATGGGGTATTTTCTAATGTAGCATATTCAACAGGTATATTAGCAGGCAAATTGGCTATCGATTTTGGTACAGGGAATGGATGGCTTGGAACAGATTCTACATGGATAAACAGTGGTGATCCTGAGACCGGATCAAATCCAACATTTACATTCACACCGGGAACAATGTTGTATCTGGCTGGCTCCATGTTAAATCCAAATATTGAAGTGATTACATTGAATAATTATTCTAGTGAATTTCTACAGACTATTCCTAGTGGATTTAATGCTTGGTCCTAACTATAAATACACACGTAGTAACCTTCAATCACATAGGAGTATTTATCATGGCAAATGAAACAACCACACCAGCACCAGCAGTTGTAAACGCCGTTCAGGCAGCAGTCGTAACTGCAAAGACAGACGTATCCAAGGCAGCAGCAGACGTAACAGCAGCTGTGCATGATGCAACTGGATTCTGGGCAAGCATCAAGGCCCACCCAGTGACTTCTGGCGTTCTAGTAGCAATCGGCGCAATTGTCGGTGGATTTGTCGTTCACCTAGTCTAAAGAACTCAGTCTAAAAGATGTCAATACCTCGTACCAGAGATGAAATGAAAGCTTGGGTGTATCGCGCACTCGGGCAACCTGTTATCGAGGTAAACATCTCAGAAGACCAAGTAGAAGATGCCATTGATGATGGTCTAGAGTTTTGGTATGACTATCATTACGAAGCTACTCAGAAAATTTATATTGCCCACATGTTGACGGTGGAT